ACAAATCTTTCTCATACTGTTTCAAATAGCGCAAAGTTTCGTTGATGCCATTGAACTTTAGTTCTGTTGCCATAGCCGAACATCATACAACTAACGCCGTTTCGTTTGCGATTGCTTAACAACCCACCGATGGTAAGCCAGCATCGTGTTCAACATTGATTCGCTCTCATTGAGTAAAACTGTTGGTGCAATATGATATTCGTGAGCAAGGTGAGCGATTAGCCAGTGTGCGGAATCATCGCCGAACTTTATTTCTCTAAAGGGCTTTCAGCCTCATCTCGTGGCAACACCTGTGCGACAGTTCCAATCCAGTCGGGGTCAAACTTCAATTTTGTTTTGTTCCGATGTGTAAGAGCAGACCAAGCAAGCCACGCAAGATCAGTCAAACGCATCTCTTGTTCAAACTTAACTACAGATCGTTGCCACGTTCTCTCAAACCCAACAAAGTCAGCGAACACCGCATCAACAGGTTCTTTCGTACCATCAAGATATTCAACTTCTAAAGCAATTCGCATTCCTACTCCTTCTAATAGTTTTTATTTATGCAGTTGTTTTAACGAGTGTTCCACCAGTAAACGAAAGTGAAGTCATCATCAACTCGCCGACTGCGCCAGCCACAGGTGTATGCGCTGCTAAGAACGCCCCTGTGATCGTGTAGGTCGGGTTCGTAGGTGTAGCAATACCTGTTTCGTGTTTGATGACAAGAGTTGTGGTTGTGCCAACAAGAGGGAAGATTGTTGCTTCAACTTGGCTTGTAGCGAAGTCTTGCATAAATTCAATATCAACAGAATTATTTTGCAATCCACCTGCGAACTTGTGCCCACCATCGCCGAACGCTGTTACCTCTACCGAATCAATTTCGTAATTTAGGGTTACAGAATTAGATTTCGTGGATAGGTCAATCGCATTCACGGTGATTGATGCGTTTGTTAAAACTTTGACAGCCATATTTATTTGTCCATTTCTTTAGGTTCTTGTTTTGCTACTTTAACATTAACTTCCGCAAGATGTCCACCATCAACAAGCGCATCAACATTGAAACCTTCTAGGTCATCGCCGTTAATGTTGTCGCCCTGTTTACCTAGTGTGCAGTTGTCGCTAATAACTTTATAGTTGGTCATCACATTCCTATCCGTGAACAGTTACTTGAAATTGGATTTGTAAAAACTCTGCATCAGCAGAATTCAAACTTGTTATGTTCGCACCCGATGGTAGCACCAAAGTTTGGCACACGCCACCAAGCGTCTTATCTGATTCAATCGCTGCACGAATACTGGTAGCACCTGAGTAGGAAAGAAAACCGTCAAGAATTGTGTAAGCGTTCCGATCAACATATCTGCCAACAATTACGAACACAGTCCAATCCATCGTGACATCACCGCCACCCATCGCACGATGATAATTAACAGAGTTCAAAACAGGAAACGCCAACGGTGGATTGAGTTGCTCAGGTTGAAAAGAAGTGGCACGCAAACCTGTAACGGTTGCAAGATTAGTTGCCAACCCTGTTGCAACTTGCAAGATGGTTGCAGGCATTAAGCGATACCGAACCTGCGATACGGCGACAATAGATCACGCACATCAGGGTCAACAGCACGAACCGTTATCGCCATATCAGCGAAACCGACAACACCTAGAGCAGCGTTCAAGCGTGCGAACTGGCGCATAGCGAGCAGAATTGTTGCTTGGTTCACATCATCAGGTATTGCAGCCCAACCCCAAACCGTTGTAACTTGCACAGTTTCAAACGCTGGCGTAGTTAAAAGAGGAAATGTGTTGCCACCAACCATTCGTGCAGATTCGTAAGGTCGTGGGAAGATCGGAACATTTCTAGGCTGTAAAACATAATCTACGCCTTGTGTCAAAGTCTGAGCATAAGTGCCGTTGGCTAACGAATCAATTTTGATAGTAACTGTTGCAGTCGCAACATCTCTATTAAATACCAACAGATATTCGTTGTAAGGAAACATCGGAACAGCAGTGCTAGTCGTCTGGTAAAAGAATCTGCCTGTGTAACCATCAATACGCCGAGAAGCAGACTCAATGGCATTTTCTAAAAGCGTGTCATCAGTTGAATCAGTAATGCGCAACGCAGATTTCAATTCGGCAAGAGTGCAGTAACCGTTCGTAATTGCCATATTTTATTCTTTCTTTTTTTTGCCACGATTCAATGATGCCGTTTCTGTTTTCAATTCTTGCACAGCAACTTCAACATCTATTTCAGGGGTCATATATTTGTGATCAAAACCTGCTTCACGAAGCGCAACATCAACCGCTTTAACACGATCTTTCAAACCCCTGCGTTCGTAGCCTGCACGCTCTGCAAGTAATGATTGAATATATTTACTCATTTGTTTTCTCCATAAATAGTAAGGGTTGCTGACACCCCGAAGGATACCAGCAACCCGAACAACTATTTGATCAACTTAGAAAGTTGGTGTTACCAAACCTGTGCCTCCGATAAGTGAGAAAGCATTTGGATAACGATTTGCAGTAAACGCTGAATATCCGTAAACAATCATTGTTACATCAAGTTCAGCAGCCTTTGGTTGCTCAAAACGCAACATCATTGGCTCACCACTACCTTGTTCAAACAAGTGTGCTTCTTGAGTGTTACCGAAAATAATGACATCTTCGTTAGCACCTGCACCATTTGTTGTGATGACATTTGCGTCAGTGATTACTGGCAGACCCAAGATTGTGTATCCAGAGTTACCGTAAACTGGCGCACCGTTACCAGCAGCAACAGCAGGCTGACCATTGAAGTTAGGCACTGGCACAGCCAATGGTCGCTTCTGATCATCAAGTGAAGCCAAGATAAAAGCAAGTCGGCGTGGGTGCATCAAAATAAAGTTCGGTCCAGCGAAGAAGTTTGTTTGAATGCGCTGAATTGCATCAGCCAACTTCGGGTAAAGTTCTGGAACTGTAGGTGATGCGTCTGTGTAAGTCACAACCTGCGTAATCACATTGGTTAGTGATGTTGCACTTGTTGTTACGAACAGCGAATCAAGATTCGTGTGGTATGCGCTAACAAGGTCAGCCATAACTAGTGAATCAATGTTTGTGCCACGCTCAATGGATTGGCGTGAAACATTTTGCTGACCAGCAACGGTAACGATTGAAACATCAAGTTTCGTGTCGTCCATATTTGTTTCCTGAACAGCAGCACCTTCAGTTTGCACTGCGGTTGCTGAACCTGTCGTTACTTTGCTGATGCTGATAACTAAACCTTGATCAGGAAGTTGATGCTTGCGAGCAACATCAAGGAACGGGCGACCTGCACGAGCGAACGGTGCAGCCAACTCAGTCAAGAATTGTGGCACGATCAGACCAGCAAAGTTTGCGCTGGTTACATCACGGCGTTCAATCTTTTCTTCGTTCATATGGCGAGCCAAACGCTGTTGCGCTGAGAAGTCATTGTTGAACTGTGCTGCATAAGCATCTTTCAAAAAAGATGATTCTGCTTGTGGCGAGTAAGTGCGTGCCTCAGACTTTACAACTGTTCCACCAACAGCAACATCAAACTTCTTTTCTTTGCGAAGTTCTGCTGCCTCTGCTGAACGCTTTTCAAGTTCAGAGTGCTTTTCAATTTGCTCATCAAGTGAACGAACCTCAGCAAGAGTTGCAGTGATATCTGCATCTTCTTCAACTGTCAGTTCTCGGACTTCTGTTTGTGCTGCGACAACAACTGCTTCTGCTTTTGCAAGTGCAGCATCACGCTTTTCAATAAGTGATTTACTAAATGACATATGACCTCCTATGGTCAATCGGTTTATTTATTGTCCGAGTGTTAGAGGTAGTGACCCAATCGGGTCGGCTGCTTAACGGCTGCGTAACTTCTCTACCGCTATCTGCGATTTTCGCAAACGCAATAGTGAAGTCGGTGCGATAGTAACAGATTCATTTCTTGAACGCAACTCGGCAACAGTTTCCTCATAAGCAGGAAAGGTAACAACACTCACATCAAACAGTTGAACCTCTTTAAGTTCACGCACCGAACGATCAGCATTGTACGAATCTTTTATCGTGCGAAAAGCAAAACTCATTTGTGAAAGGTCACCACGCTTCATCGCAGAAATAATCCTCGCAGCATCAGGATTGCTTGGGTCTAAGTCTGCCTCAACTCGCAAGCCACGCTCATCTTCTTCTAAAACAAGTGTGCCAGATTTGGTTCTTGCCAACGGTACGCCTTCGTGATCAA